CTTCTGACTTATTAGATAAAGGTTTATTTTTTTGCCCTATATATTTCTTTATTTTTCTTACGATCCAGTAAATCAACGCAAAAGGACTACAGAAAGCCAAAATAACAATGATTATCGCAATAATATTGGTTGCGTTCATAAGTATGTTCCTTAGTAAAAAATAGAAACACCCATTCTACGAAACCCAAAATGTTTTTGTAAGTTTTAAGCCAAATTTATTTCAATTTTGAGATATAGATCGCAAATTTTTACCATAAAATTAGACTGTGTTTTAAACATCATATCGTGCAGTTTGTTGTTGTCCGTAGATATCTTGATAGCTGATAGTGATTTTTAATTGTCGCGTATCAGGATCAAAGATAGATTCATATTCTGTGATCTTAATCACACCTTCTGTTTGCAATACGTGTCGCTTAATGCGGATTTCCCAATCGCTCAGATTGACATTGTGCCCCATTTGTTCAAGCCACGGTAAGCCATGATTTAAATCTAGAAACCAGTCATTAGCAAATGACAAAAGGCGTGTTTGTACGTTCTGCGCAATCGCTTCAGATTCTGATGCATAATTCACAAAGCCTTGCCCGAATGTCCAATCATGATTTTTATCTAACCGTCTTACTCTCATTCCGGCTCTCCTGTTTTGCCTCCGCTATCGCCTGAGTGTTTGTGCGATTTGCCCGATTTACCCGCAGCCATTACATCAACATCACTTGATATAATACCTGTTGAGCTGTACTTGCCTTTTTGTTCTGTATCGCCATTATGCTCAATATTGCCTTTGATTTTAATTGAGCCATTTTCGATGCGAATATAAGTGCTGCCATCAAGCGTTTGCATTGATAAACCACCGGTAAAAAAGCTTTTAATGGATCTAGGGGTTGAACAAATACCGGGGATAAACATTGCATCTGATAGATCGTGCAATCTAAAATCAAGTGGTAAAGATGCTTCCGAGCTTTGCCACCAGCCATCAATGCAACGTTCGGAGAAAATGGCTACTCCTTCATCACCTGCTTTTAATGGAAAAGTTACCGCAAACCCTCCACCGCGCGGAAAGCTCACCGGCACATCAACCAAAGGCGGAATATCCGCACCACTTCCATCGTCCAACTGCATTTTAATTTGTACTGCAAGGGTAACGGTTTGTTTTGACGGATCAAAACTCACGACCTTTGCGGGTAATGCGGTGTGCAGATTTAAGCGATCTTGTTGGATTTGTAAATCAGTCGCCGTTTCAGGTGTTGCTAAATCTATTGAATAATTCATTTCTTTTTATCCTTTCCCTTGCTTTTGTCTGATTTACTCTTTTCTTTTTCGACTTTTTTGAACTTGCCACCGACTACGATCATTTTACTTTGCCAGTTTCCGCCTATACCATCACCACTGTGTATCAGCTTCACAACTTTGTAATCACCGTTAAAATACTCAATGATGGATTCCACTCGCACTAATCCGCCAATTTGTAATGCCGGATTAAGTAAACAAGTTACTTCTAGCCCTTCATCCGTTTGCTCCGGCGCGTTAATCATCCCTGTTTCTTGTGAGATTAAGACAGCATCATCATTCAGCACTTTGTCCTTTGGTAAAAACACCAACGAACCATCTTGAATAGACCAGTCTGCGCCATTGTTACGGGCAATTTTAGTGAGAATATCTCGGCTATTACCATTTAACACGCGTCCGCGTGGGAGCTTCCGTTGGTTAGGGATATCCACTGCGCCAGTATTAACATTTAGCATTGTTTTTTGGATTTCTTCCACAATTTGCTTGTCTGTCGCGCCCGCTTTAAGTGTAGTTTTGGCGCGGGAACGTGTATAAGCTTGATAACCATCGGCGCATTCCAGCGTTAAAATAAAATCCAATCCTTCACGCTGAATGCGTGTTTTAGTAATATCTCCAGTATAAATCTGCCTCATCTCACTATACCCAACAGACAGCGAGACTTTTTTATAGTCTTGGCTTAAAAGTTGGTTGATATGATTTCGGTTAAGATTCCACACTTGGATTCTTGCTGGGTTGGGTTTTTCATTAATGGTTTTGTCGATTTCAAACGCTACGCGGAGTTGCTCAATGCTTAGCGTTTCTTGGTCATTGCTAATATCAAGTTTCCACTGCCTACCGAACTGTATCATTATTTCTCTCCTATGTAGAGAAAACAGCGTGTTCCTAAATCACTTACGCTTTCAGGATCTAATTGAGCACCACTCTCATCTTCAAGGTAAAAATAATAGGGTTGGATTGATCGCGATAAAATCGGCACACCACAAGCAAGTGCTTGCCCTTGGCAAATTTGACGTTGATTCACCGGTTCATAAACATCCATTGCCCAGAAATTTCCTACGCTATTAAAACGCAAGGTAATTCTAATTTTCACGCCATTAAATTCTATCGTTTGTTCTTGATAGGGTGATGATGTGAGAGGGATTTGTTTCATCTTAACTATCCTTTGAAAATGTTAAAAAGTGCGGATGTTTTTTTCGGTGATTTTTCCACGGGTTGTGTCGTGCCTTGTTGGGTTTTGGTTGCCGATTGTGTCGCCGCGCGTCCACTTTTATCTTTGCCTGCGGCGGATGTACCGCTGCTTGTGGTTTGGGTTTCGACAATAAAAATCTCTCGCGCGGTAATCGTGAAAGTGGCACTGCCGTCTTGTGATTGATTGACCGCAATAGACTGTATGAGCATGTCTTTGTAAAGATGTATGCCGGTCTGAATATCAATTGTTTCTCCGGACTTTTGACTAGCGAGCAAGTCCGCATAACACTGTTGCACCCTACCATCGCCACCAAGCGAACTATCCAGCAATCCCCCCAGTGAGAAATCCGGTAAAAATGGGGCGATTTTTCGCACCCCATTAATTGCATCGCTAGCAGTTTTAATAATGCTTGCACTTTGACTAAGTACACGCCCCGCTTTAGCTAAGGTTTGAGCGGTTTTTGTTACAACATTAATCGGTAGCGGCAAACGATTTAAAAAATCAACACCTCCACGAATATTGCCAAGATATGGAATATCCGCACCAAATCCGTTATGATCGTGATCAACCATAATGCCGTTAATCGTCACCTGTTTAGGTTGAATAACTGCGTGATCTGCGATTGCCGCACCAGATTCAATAGGATTTTCAGTAATGGATAAATTCGACTGATGATCTTCACTCGAAACAACATCAAACGTAATCTTGCCAATTCGACGATTGGATACTTGAGCAAAATTAAGCATACTACCCCACAATAGGTGACAATTGATTATTAACCGCTCTCACCACTTGATCGGCAATCATCTTAGGATTTTCAGCACCTTGAATGTTTTGCGTAATGGTGATTTTGTTATTACTGTTCTTCACACTGTTATCAGCATTCGATGTTTGTCTGCTCACACCCGCGGCCGCAACTTGTGGCGCTGCTGCATAAGATGGATCAAACATCATTGCATCATAAGCTTGCGTGTTTTGACTCACCGTTCCCGTTGGCGCAGATTCATCACTACCAAACCAACCTTTCACTGTATCAACAATCGGGGCAATATATTGGTCATAGTAACCTTTCACCCAATCAAACGCCTTCCTGAACGGATCTTTAATCCAGTCTGTGACTTTATTAAAACCTTTTTCAATAACATCTAAATCAAGTTGTTCTCCGGTAAAAAGATTCCACAGCCCAATAACAAGTGCAAAACCAAGCTCAAACGGTAGTTTGATTAAATCAGTAACAAGCGATAATGTTGCACCAATCGGATCTACACTGAAATTATCAACAAAGTTTTGCCATGTGGTTTTGACCCATAAAAGCGCAGTCTTAAATGGTTTCCAAAAGTCTCCAAGTGCGGTCTCCCCACCCTCAAGATAAGTGATGAAGTCATCAACAAGTAGGAATAAAGCAGCAATTGCTGCAATCACTAAACCGATTGGGTTAGTTGCAAACGCAAGCAACATTTTGCGACTAAGCCATAACAACGCCACCCCTACAATATAAATCGTTGTTTTCCAGCCGATAGTATGCTCAACTACGTTGTCAATAGCGGCGGCAAGCTCAAACAAAAATGAAAGTACTTTGCCAAAACCATTTAATACCGTTTTTACAAACTCGTTATTTTCGGTAAACCATTTTGTAAACCGCTCAGCGAGCCGTTGAATAGAAGGGGCGATTCTGAGCGCAAGATATTCACCGATAGCGGTTAGGACTTGCGAAACTTGAGTTAATGCATCTTTAAATGCTGCAGCAGTTTCCGCATTTTCAGCATTACCTACACCAAGTGTCAGCGCATTTGCGAGTTCGATTTGCTCCCGTAATTCATCATTACCAAGACGCAAGGTTTGGATCATTGAGCCATCAATGCCGAGCTTGGCAAGCATCGCAATTTGCTCTTGCTCACTCATCTTCTGCATTTTGTCAGAAATTTCACCCAGCATTTCGCTTGAGGTTTTCACATCGCCGTTGGCTTTTTTCGCACTTAATCCGTATTGCTCAAAGGATTTAGCCCCTCGACCAATACCAGCAGCCGCTTCACCAATCACCCGGGATAATCCCTCAATTGACGATTGTGCAGCTTGAGCGGATGAGCCGTTTACCTCTGCTACTTTTCCAAGAAGATAAATCTGATTGGCAGATTCATTTGTTACGGCGGTAAGTTGTTTGATTTCATCAAGCGCATTAAGATTCGCATCAACAAAGTTTTTTACACCTATAGTCGCAGCATAAAAAGCCGCACCAAAGGCCGCAACTTTGAGCGTAGTTTTACTAATGCTAAATCCAAGCAATTCAAACTTTTCGATTAGTCCATCAGCACCGTATTTTGTCGCCCATAGGCTAATCATTTTATTGGCTAAATCGTCCGCACTTTCAGCATTTTCCTTTTCAGCTTCTGTATTTTCACCGACTGCTTTTGTGTCTTGCTCGACTGCTTTTTTCTTCTGCTCAATTGCAGATTTGAGCTTACCGATAACAACGCCAACGTGTTCTGCGCCAATACCGGTTTTTTTTAACTCTTGCTCAAGCTCTTCGCTATTTTCAATAAACCCTTCACCAAAAGCAGACAGCAATTCGTCACCTTCAATGAGTTTATTTATCCAAGCGTCTAATGCTTCATCTTGTGAGAGATTTTCGGTTTCGACCAGCAACTTTTCGAGCGATTCAATATATCCGGAAAACTCCGGCATATCTTTAACCTGTTCAGTTGCTTCATTTACCGCATCTTCAATGGCTCGTGCGAACTCACCCAAACTTTCTGCCGCTTCTTCTGTTCCGTCACCAATCGATTTAAGAAATTTCTCAAACTGTTGTATCGCTTGGCTGTCGGCATCAATTCCGATCTTAATCAATAATTCATCGAGTAGCATTGCGTTGCTCCATTTGATTCATTTCAACGATTACTTCATGGAAAGATAAAAGGTCGGCTATTGAATAAACCGACCTTAACTCATTAAGTGAACAGAAATTTTTAACAATTGGCGTAAATACGAACCAGTCAACCTTACTTTCAGATTGATTTACTTCTACATCTTGAGATTGTTCGCCATACCGTTCAGCAATCCCCCCCCACCGATAAAAAAATCAGCGAATTGATACATTAACCCCTCTTTCAATACCGGAATTAAATGGCCACGATATTGATTAAAGTGACTATCAAATCGTTCGGATAGGCGATATTGTTTGCCGTCTTGTTCACAAGATGTGTGTTTTAACACAATATCTTCTAACGCTTTCACACTTGGATCACCAAGATTAGCCAGTACGGTAGTTAGCACATTTGCACCGAGTTTTTTACCATCCCCTAAAGAAGATAAATCAACCGACTGCAACAGCTTCATCGCATTTTTCAAGGCAGTCCACGCAGCCATCGCATTAGCCGGTGTCATTGTGTAGGTAACGTTCTCAATAGTGATTTGTTTTGATTGATCCATTATTGCACCCCTTGTTCAAGGTTAATTGTCATTTGCTCAAACACAATCGTCCATGTTTGTGCATTGTAACCATTACCACGCGTGTATGGCGTTGGCGTAGTGAAGTAACCTTTTGTTGCAGTCACTACATCATCATTGATAAGATCGCGAATCGCTAAAGTAAACGGCATAAAGGTTTTAATACTGTTCTTTTGTTGATTAAACAGCTTATTCAGATAGGCGTTATCCGGTGAGTGCTGCTTGATTTTTAATGTCAACTTGCCGGATTTATCAGGGTTTGCGATAAAAACGCCTGAACCATCAGCACCAATAATCAACTGGCCCGCATCAACTTGATTCAATGCACTGATTACATCTGAACCATCCGCCCAGTCATCAATCTCTTTGCCGTCCAATAAAACGACCACTTGTTTTGGATCGAAAATTGCCATAGTTTTCCCTTAAAAAATAAGCCAAGGTTATACTTGGCTTTTGGTTAGTTATCGATTGTAATTCACGATTACATCACTTGAATGGATTGCTCCGGCTAATTTCACCGCAGTTTGAATTGGTGTTGCTCGACGCTGTTCACGGTCACTATCGGATAGCGTATCCATCGGTGCAGCCCAAACATAATAGCCTTTTTCAAGATAGTCGCCTGTGCTTAAATTGCCAAAACCGTCACCATTCCACACACCTGGAGCAAATGCGCCATTGTTGATACCTTCCAGACAGACTTTTTCCACCGCTGAAATTAAAATTGCCTGCCCTTTATCAGTGAGTGGGATTTTAGTTGGCGACTTATATAAACGTGCGAACACTTCTTTTTGAACAGCATCAGTGAACCAATCTAGAATCACAATCTCATCAGCAAATTTACCACCAATCACAGAACCTTCAGCAATCATCGCCACGTCATCAAAATAAGTGTAAACGTTTATGCCAAGGCGTTTTGCTTTCGCAAATTCGGTTGCAGTGATTTCATCTGCTGTAATAGTCGGTTGTTGCTTAAATTTAAGCGTTATCGTTGAATTATTTGCTGCGAAGTTGGTTGATAACAATCGAGCCAACGCGGAGGATGCCGGGTAAAAGTCGTTTTTATCAAACATTGCCAACGTATGATCTAAACCTGCATCATACAATTTCTTGTAAACGTTATCCGATGACCACTCTAACTGGCTTTCGCGAATGACATTCGCGCCAAACATTTTAGTGTTCGTTTGAGCATATTTGGCTGCTGCTTCCACCTGTGCATCGGTTAACTGCGCCGCAAAAGTAAAGCCATACCAGCCATTCTCAACTTCAGCCACATTAAACAAGGCTTCTTCGAGTTTTTCAGCTATGATCGAAACTTGGTTTTTACCAATTACACACTCAGCTTGACCGTCTTCCAACTTCAATAATCCACCAATATATTCACCCTCGCCCGGCTCATTGATTGCGTAAAAAATTTCCGTGTCTTTGCTTTCACCATCAGCAGTAGATTCAATGATAAAGCGATTCCCGACTGAATCATAAGTTACGCTCACATTAACAGAAAGCTCAGTCAATTTTTGCTGAATTTGCTCAGCGATCGCATTGAAATCAGCTAAACGAGAGAAATTTAAGCCTCCCACTTTTTTAATTTCAGAGCCAACCGTTACCGAAAAACGACCATTTACAACAGCTCTGAACGTTTCCAAATCATCGGAGAGCGTTGCGCCGCGTAATGCATTAGAGGTTGATGGAATAGTCACAGAATTTTTCTGCCAACGCGCAATGATTAATTGTTTCGCACGTGGGCTTTGAGCAAAAAACGGCTGAGCAGCTTTTGCCGTTTCTGAGTTTGTACCGAATAATTGCTCTACATCTTTTTGATTATTTACATAGACATATCGAGTAGTAGCATCTGTAAACACCTGACCACTTTCTGGTGTAAACAGCGCCACAATGCCAAATGATTTACGCGCAGCCGATTTCGGCACAGTATTAAGCTGCACGTTCACAATTTGAGAAATTGATAATGCCATAAGGCTTATTCTCCTATTTGTTGGGTTAAGTTGTTTGTGCGTTGTTCCACGCGTAGAATAGGATCGAGCGGTGTATCAACAATGTGATGATGGCTGAAAATGACATCAAATTGCCCTCGCTCTTCATAATCCGCCCCCACTGTAGAGGTAAGATTTCGCACATCAGAAAAGCGAATCACGCCCCAGTGTTGCGATTTAAGAAACGAGAGAAACGCAGAACTCTGAAAGATGGCTTTGACCTTGTGACATTGCGCAACAGAATTTTTACCAAAACAAGAAATGTTCACCGTACTTTGCATTGATTGTGTAATACGTTCGCGTTTTCCGTCAAAATCTCTTGTTGCCTGCCCTATTTCATTTACCGTCAATAAATCCACCGTAATGAAAGCTGGCAGATGATTTTCAGGCAGCCACCCACCAATGACTGCGCCATTAGGTAACTTCAAAGCCTGTTGAATCCACTTTCGCAGTTTCGCTGTGTCGAACGCCGATATTGTTGTAGTATCCATAATCTCCCCAGTTAGCTGCGGTTTTGATTTTGTAAGTCTCGCCGCGATACTCCACCAAATCGCCAATATGTAGCTGGCTCATCGTGTAGATTTTGATTGATGGGATATACCGCTCACCTTCCTGCAAAAGCAACACATCATTGGGCGATGCAGGAACGACAATTGCTGTCATTTTCTCATTGTGATATTCCGCACCAAATCCATCCGCCGAATGTTCGCCTTGCAAGCGTTTAACAATAACAGATTGACGAAATTTGCTGTTTTGAAATCGTGTTGATTGATTAATTAAGCTCATTTGACAAGTCCTGTAATAGATTTACGTAAATTCCCACTATCAATTAGCGGCGTACTTGAGCCTTTTATCGCTACAGTTAGAGCACTATTTGGAGCCCAAAGTTTTTTATCTCGCATTGCTTCTTTAATATCGCCTTCCGCCATTAATGCCACCAAATTCATCGCTTGCAACGGTGTTTTTCCCTGCTGAATGAACTTCGCTAATTTCGCCACGTATTTTTCTCGGTTTTCATTAATGGTTTGCTCAATAAAGGGACGCGCAGGAATAAAAACCGATTTTGCAAAAAATCTTTTCTTACCTTTTCCAAAAGCTAATGCTTTTGCTTGCTTTGGAACAATAGTGCCACCACGTTGTAAAATCATCGCCAATGTAGCTAGGTTAATACCGCCTTCCACTTGACTATTTTTCTCCGCGGGTACTCCCACATATATCGCTTTATCTTTCACTGATTTTAGTTGATCAATCAACTGCAATGCTTGATTTAATCCACCAATAATCTGTACTGCCATTTAAGCCACCATCACACCAATACCAACCAAACGGCGCAATCGCAAGTATTCTTGCCCGTACGCCGTGAGCTGATAATCCGCATCTGTACCTGTTAGTGCCGGTGCGACATAACTCACCGATAATTCACCTGCGTTTTCACTTGCGATATTACGGTTCGCACCGCCGTCCATTTCTGTAGTCCAGAGAGAAAGACGTAATAAGTGGGCTGCCAATGCCAACACGCCACGTTGATAGAGCTTCCCCCATCGCACTTGACTTACTTCCATTTTTGCATCTAATAAAAAAAGATCGATTCGGTTATGATCGATCTCTTCAAATTCGGGATAGCGCAGGGTTAAATTATAAGCTTCTACTGTTGGCATTGTTTACTCCTAATAATCAATATAAAGAGCAGCATCAGGTTCTTTAAAGTTAACTCCACCAAATACCATTGTTAGACCGGATTGATAAGTCACTAAATCTTTTTTTTCTGCACCGATTACTGTCGGGGATTTCGGTACGTTCATTTCGACATAGTTTTTATCATTGGTATAAACAATCGCACGCGTTTTGCCTTCACTTGCAATTTTGCCAAAGTTAGACGGTAAAGCTTCAATTTTGATTGGCTTACCTGCCGCACCTTGTAACTTTTCTTCCAACCATTCAAGGGCCGATTTATCCGAATTTGGACGTTCTAATAAAGCAAGGTGAGCTTTATCCGCGCTGTCAATAGCAAAGGTATCCGGCACAGCAATACGATAAGTCTTCTCTACCGAGCGCAAGAAAATTTCTTCAAAGAAATCGACTGCTTTTTTATAATCTAAATCACCTACTTTGCCCTTGGTTGTCGGCTTGTAAACTTCAATCTTGTCTGAATTTAGTAAGCCTTGTAATCGGGTATCTCTTGCGTGGCCTAAAAACGCCACTTTTTGCAAGGTTTGATGTGCGTTTTGGTTAAGGGCATAGAGTTTTTCTGTATTCACGGAAACCCCTAATGCTGCCGCTTTTTTCAACTCAAATTGGTGCCATTCAACCAATTTCATCCAAGTGACCAACGGCACTTTGGTATGATTGAAGGTAACGCCAACTTGATCGAATACGCTGGTATTCAGAGAAATCAAGCCGCTATCTAAATCACCAGTAACATCTGAGCTAAAACTCAAAATTTCATCGGCAAGTTCACTACCACTTGAGTTAATAAAAACAAATTTTGGAAACACAATATCAGGATATTTAGTACGGTTAATTCCGCTTTGCACTTCGGTTAATGCCGAGCGTAGCACGTTAATATGTGGCATAAATTTTTTACCTCTTGTTAATAATGTTATAGACGAGTGATCTCAGCAATGCCGTCGGCAACCGTAATCACGGTATAATCGGTTGTAATGCCGTTTGCTTCATCGGCTTCCGCCTGAATCGTACCGGGTTCTTTTTCTCCGTTTTTTGTCGCAACCACAACGACTTTATTCCCTCGCTCAACAGTTGCGCCTTTGGCAATTTCAACCCAAATGCTGTCCGCCGTGCCAATATGCATGACATCACAAAGCTCACCTTTTGGTGTTTCATCTTTAATCACATTGCGAACAACAACGCCAGCAAGAGTATCTGTTTTGGCTGTTAATACTTTGACACCATTTGCAGATAACGCAACAAAACGCCCGGCAAGCAACGGTGTTTCTCCGTCATTCATATAAGCAATAGATTTAGAATTGGCTAACCCGCCTTTTCCGATATTTCCTGCGGTAGCAACCGCCGTATTAAGTGCAAATGCCATTATTTTGCTCCTTCATTGTAAGTGTTGAAATCAAACGATTTTGCCACCGCATTGCCATCTTTTAATAGCACGCTGCCTAATGATCGTTCGGCTAATTTTTTTGCCGTTGCTTTGGCGGCTTGATAAGCTCCAGCCATTTCAGCATCGGATAATTTCGCTGCTTCATCTTTGGCAAAAATACCTGTAGAAATGACAGCACTTTCTTGAATTTCACGCACGGTTGCGGAATCGGCAAATTTCACTTCAGCAAAGCTTGCTTTCGCATCGGTTAAAAGCTCAATACGTTTTTGTTCGCTTTCCGTGTTTGCTTTGGCATCTTTTAGCTGCTTGTTTTCCGCTTCCAGCTCATCAATGCGTTTTTGTAAGTCGGCATCTGCCATTTTTTTCTCCTTCTCTTCTTCGTTTTTTTCTTCCGGTTTCGCTTTAGGATCTTCAGGCTTTTTACCTTCTTCCGGTTTACCCTCTTTCCCTTGCTCTTCATCTTCTTCAATCTGCTTTTTCTGTTCGTCTGATAACTTAATACCGAACGCACCTAAAAATGCATCAATGAATTTTTCTGTTTTACTCATAAATGTTTTATCCTCATCGGCAAGTTTGACTTCTCCACCGCAGCGACCCTTTGCCACAATCGCTACATGGTTGCCGATCATCGGCGACATCTCAAAATCTGCATCTTGCACAGTTGACGGTTTAATGTCGCAATCGTACCCGCAAGATAATTGTTCAACCCCCTGCTCCTGCACGGTTTTAATGGCATTTTCATCATAAATCCATGCTTCCGCTGTTAACTCATCGCCAACACGTTTTACGTTACGAACCACGCCCACAGAAAGCTGTTTCCAGTTTTTCGCATTCACATCTTCTTTCGGGTGACCAATGGTCAAAGTGGCATTCTCGAAACTTTTGATTGTTTCATCGCTAAACAAGGATTTTTCTGTTCGAGCGACTTTCTTAATGCCATCTTCTTTCAAGCCAAGCTCCGTTGCCAAATAATCAAATACTCCCACCTTGGAAATTATTGCCGGCACGACTAAAAAACCATCTTTTGTGATGGTTCGCTGTGTTTTGGCTTGTTCTGTTTTATCTGTGAATTTCATTATTTTCTCCAATAAAAAACCCGCCAATTCAAGCGGGTTATAAAAATTCAACAAAAAGACCGAACTGTATTGTGACAATTCGACCGTATTGGATAAATTTACTGCATTAATTCTTCTGTTTCTGCCTCTGAGATTAATTTATCCATTTTTTCCACAGCTTCATCAAAGCTTACATCGCCAGTAAAACGCTTTTGAACCCGATAAAGCACGGCCTCTCGTGTACCAAATTTTGTTTCTGCAGTAAGCAATTGATACATCCACATCATTAAGTATTCAGATCGCTTAATATTTTCACTATTCATGTGGCGATCGAGGTTTCTTTTATAAATATCAGGGTCAGTATATTCTTTGCGCATTTAAAGCTCCTGTAACTCAATGAGCAGATACTCTTTTTTTTGGGTTCGTTTAAGCACTTTAAATTTTGTTCCTGATCTAAATAATACCTCATACTCTAACGGGAGAATACTTATTTTCTCAATAATCTTACCGTTCTTACTATGAATAAGAAGTCTATGAGGACGTGCAGAATCAAACCGCTCAAATTCATCACGACTTGAGCTTACAAATCCTTTTTCAGTAACAATTTCACCAACAGAGTATAGTGCCAACACTTTCTCTGGCAAATCAACATCACGCCATACCTTACCTTTATAAGACGGTAATTTATTTAATGCACGGTTTAAGATCCTGGCAAATGATAATGTTTTTAAGCTAGGTTTGTTACTGCGCAAGTCAGCGTTAATTTGTTGTGCGGAATGTCCTGTATATTCTCGCAATATCACCGCTTCAGGTTTAGATAAGTTACGGTTCTTTACAAATGATAATGCAACATCGTCTTTAGCAATTTCCTTAGCCTGAAAATCAAACGCCTCTATTGCAATCGCCTTACCGGCATCTTGCTTCTCCAACTGCTCATTGATTTGCTTTTCGTGCACCTCATCAAACACGGCAATCTGAACACATCGGCAGTTTATATCATGCCCTGGATGTCCGGTATCTTCAGGTGGATTAGCATATTCAAAAATCTGCCCATCTTTTTCAGCATGATTATCTCGCACACGCTCATCACCCGCAGTGCTCCACATATACTTTTTAACACCCAAATCTTCGTGGCGAGCCTGTGTCAATGCAGCATTAAATTTTGATGTCTGATCTCGTGCAATTAATGCAGCACGCTTTTCAGATACTTTTGCGATTTCCTTAATTTGAGCGGCTAAATCCTTAATATCCCCACCGGATAAAACAGACTGGGTCACCGCATTGTTGATTTTGTTTAAATAATCTGAATCTGCCTGCAAATTAGAAATAAGAGAAACGTTCCATAATTGCGTCATCTCCAACTTCTCTTTGATATTCGGGCTATTGTTTAAATACGCTGCTAAATCAACGCCTGTTTGATTTTTAAGATTTGTTGATACTTCCCTTTGGTTTTGGATATTTCCACGGCTTACAAACCCTTGAGCGATGTATTCAGCCTCAGAAGTGCGGTCTTTTTCTTGGTATTTTTTCAGGTAATCCAATAAAGCCTGTTTACTGATCGCCTGGAACCCATCAGCACTATCCATAAAAAAAGGACTTTGCGGTCGTTGCAAAGCCCTTTCAATGTTGCTCGTCATATTTTTGACGAATACCTTAAGCTGTTGATGATACCAAATTTCTGTCCGCTTACTGCTCTTAACCGGCTTGAATTTCCGTGCCTTCCATCTCTTCTGATTTTTCAAAATCTCCGGCAAATTCATCAACATTATTCATATCCTCAATATCTTCGGCAGAAATATTAGCAAACAAGCCACTTTCCTTAAGTTCGTTTGCTATCTGATTTTCGGTTAATATCCCATTTTGAATAAAGACATTGCTCGCACTTGCAAAGGTATTCAACATATTGATTTGTTGTTCTTGAGTGAGTTCTTTCAGCGGTACAAATTCAAACCACCAATCTTGCGGATAGTTTCCGAATGCCATATTGCACAACAAAGGATCTATACGTTCTAACACGGGTCGTAATCGCTCTTCTTGCAATCGGTGTACACTTTCGTGATAGTTATCAATGTCTTCTTGACCACTTGCGAATCCAGCCGCACTTTGCCCGAATAAAATCGTAACCGGCATATCCGCAGCACCGGCTACGGCATTACGAAATTCAACCAACAGATCTTTCAATCCGCCAAAGCTAAGCTCTTTTTGTTCGTATTCATTTTCAGGGTCAAGAAGTAGGCTATTTGTCGCAGATTTAATATCTTGAACAGCACTAATTGCTTTCGCTACATCAGCTTCCATACCAGCACTAATTTTGTCGGAAAGCCCCGCTATCTTGAAAATATCAATTTTGCTCTCGTATATTAAATCGCCGATATTTTTACTTGCACCATCAAATCGTTTTAACACTTCAATTACGGCTTCTAAATCAGAAATCCCCCAAATATCTTCATCAGATAAGGGGGATTTGGCCGCATTTAAAATAACTAATCTTGAGTAATGTACACTTAATGCACCATTAATTTGATAGTAAGAATAACCTGAAAAATTAGGCGAGAGTACATCTTCATCTTTCTCCCCGTAAGGCGATATTTTCCATTTGGGCAGAATAACTAACCGCTTAATTTGCTCTGTTGGTTGTAGTGGAACATTCAAATTTAGCGTATCGGTAACGATTAAAATTGCCACAGAGCCATATAAGCTTGACCACGATAACGCTTCACCGAGGATTTCACGCAATTTTAGTTTCCGTTCTAACTTTTCGAAGGCTTCAAGTTGCTCTGCCTCTAAATCGTTTGAGTACACATCACGCCAACGGCGAACCATGTCTTGTGGGCGTTTTATGCAAATTTTACGGGCAACCCAATTTTCAGCCCATAGTGCATTAAGCTGTTCTCTATCTTCGGTAAGTGTAGAGCTTCTAACATAGGTGGTTTTTTCCTGTTTTACACCGAGTTTTAAAGCAAAAGATTGTAAATTGTCATTAATTTTCATAATTAGCAATCCAGTAGGGATTTTGGTTTTCCAAGCAAATCAGCAATAGCCATTACTAGGCTATCAACCTGATCGTCGTGGGCGTGACTATCTGTTGCGGTAAATGCTTCACATTCTGCAACGAAGTCTTTTACCCAGTAAGCATTTTCAGGTAAACACACATAACCGCTTTCGATATACCCTTGAACACCAAGCACTCGAGTATATTTATCGGCATCAACCTGAATAGCCTTAATTGGTATTCTTGCTTCACGCTGAATACGTTGAATCAACGATGTACCGCTTGCTTTATCCTCAATGTTTACACGAGAGAGATAACCAGTATTTCGAATTGATTTTTGATGATTCCAAACATCCTTGAGTTTTTGCTCAAGTTCGGGGGCCTCCCACTTACCTCGAATCAGATCAAGAATATAAACTTTTCCATCAGCCCCCTTGCCGGCAACGAGAAATACGGAGTAGTCGTTGTGTTCTTTTGCTTTTTGAGCCGTATCAGCGTAAATACCTTTAATTTTAATAATCGGCGGTACTTGATAACGAGGGAACCAAGCCCCTTTGATTATGCCTCCACCTTTACTTGTAGGGCGTTGTTGATACAAGGCGTTCCAAGTATGAGAACCCACCGCTTTTTTTATCTTGATCAAACGTTCTAAATTAAATCGTTCAGGATGTAACGGCTCCCCCTCTTTGCGAAATTCTTCATCTTGTTCGGCAATTGCGGGAAAAGAAACAATTCGCCACTGATCGCCGTCTTTTTTCATTTCTTCAATAAGCCGTCCGGCTAGATCGTCTTCGTGCCATCTTGTCATTCCCAGCAGAACGCCACTATTGGGCGACAAACGGGTATAAAGTGTCGTAGTGTACCAATCCCACACGCTATCACGCACGGTTTGAGAATTGGCTTCTTTGGCATCTTTTACAGGGTCGTCAATAATTGCTATATCAGCCCCCATACCTGTGATACCTCCACCCACACCGGCAGAACGATATGCACCACGGTGTCCTGCTATTTCAAAAATCTCGCTATTGCGTAAAGGCTGACCGGATACAGTTGCAATACGCTTTTCATTTAATGATGAATTAGGAAAAATACCGTGATAACTTTCATCATCCATTATTCGCTGCACATCACGATTCATTCGGCTTGCAAGATCGGCAGAATAGGAACAAGCAATAATCTGTAAATCAGGATCTTTACCAAATACCCATGCAGGGAAACGGCGACTAAATAATTCACTTTTTCCGCTACGGGGCGGAGCAAATATCATTAATCGAGGCTGCTTACCCGCTTTTACATCTTCATAGAATTGCTGTAACTCTTTGGCTACGATTTCATTAAACCACCCCGTCACAAAGTCGGGTTTCGTCTCAAGGGTAAAATCAAATAGATTACGCCTCGCTAACTCCAAATTCAGATTGTTTATGTTTAAGCTTTCTAAGAAGTCTAAGTTCATCATCAGAATATACCGAAAGATCGATTTCCTTTTTTACTTCGATTTGTACCGCACTGCCATCTACACCAGAGACTTCTTGTATTTGCTTATCCCGCCATTTATCAGGCTGTCTGTTTTTGAGCCAAAAAATAGCTGATGTTGGATCGGGTGGATAATGCTTAATTAACGGCGTTTCGACAATTTTATTTTCAATCACCCGAATATCAATATCAGGAGCTTCATAGCCTAATGCTCTTTTATAGAGACTATTTGCTACATTTGCATCTGCTAATAACTTCCCTTTTTTTATGGACTCCAAGAATTCAGGATATTCAATTTTCCAGTTATTGATGGTAGATTCAGCAACTTCAAAAAAATCTGCTATATCTCTATCTGTTGCCCCAAGTAAACACAGTTTTTCAACTTGGATTACATACTCCGGTTTATATTTTGTAGGCTGCCCACGCCCTTTAGACGTGGATTTTCCTTTCACGTCCAGCATAGAAAATCCTTAAAACAAATCCCCCTAAAAAATTTGGGTAGTTATTTTTCTTTCCCATTTTCCACCGCACTTTTTCTTGCCTCTACATATTCCCGAATCCCTTCAACCTTATTGCCGCATAACTTTAACTCTTGTTTAAGCAACAAGGCATACTCCACCGTTTCCCCAAAAGTTGAACCGTGAAATGTTGGCTGCATACAAGGTGCGAGCAAACTCACCGGTGGTGAAAAAGCAATCGTACGATACTCAATTTCAGGCTTACTTGCGCAATTCGTTAACAACACCGGCAGGCAAAGTAACATCGCTACATTGATTACTTTCCAGCATTTTTTTAATAGATTGAATTTGCGCATAACTTTGTTCCCGAATCGTTTGTTCTTGCTCTAAACGCTTTTCAGCTATTTTGCGTTGCTCGCCAACATCTTCATGTAATTCGTCAATAATCTTGTCCCGCTGAATCACTTTCTCGTGCAACGAATTAATCACCGCAGATTGACGCTCGATATTTAATTTATTTGCGTGTTGTATATAAAGTAACGCCATAACAAAGATGGCGACAAAAAATACCGCAATCTTATTCAGGTGCTTGAAACCGTAAGCCAATAGATTTGCACTGAGTTTTTTAATAATAAACATCCACCACATCAAGACACCTCAAACATCGCTTTCTCGCGTTTACGCCGATTGAGTAAACCTTGTGACACTCGCCCACCGGCATTTTTCCAAACAAGGAATTGTTCCGCTGCGCCTTTATAATCGCCGGCATTGAGTTTTTTCACCAGCGTTGAACGGGTAAAAGCACCTTCGCCAATATTAAATGCAAGGCTAACAAGTGCATCAAACTGATTTTGAGTGAGGGAAACTTTAACGGCAGAAATGACCGCACGTTCAAAACGCTTTAAATCCGCAATCAAAATCTCTTTGGATTTTTCTTTCGTAATTGTCATTCCACGTGAGACCGATTTTCCATCCACAAATCCGGTATGCCCGACACCAATCGTCCAAACCCCAACAATGTCAGGATATGCAGTTAATTTCTCACCCTCTGCCTGACGAATAAATTCAATTCCTTTTTCACTAATTTTCATCTTTAATCCCCAGTTTAGACACGAAGAAACCGCGCCAAATTGCATTAAGCACTGCGCCCCCACCGTAACCAGCAAGTCCAGCACCAACACAGGTAAGCTCAAGCCCTAAACCGGAATATAAACATAACAATCCACCAATCCAACCGGCAAACATAGATACAACCACTTGGCATAAAAAAAGCCCCACGCTAAAGTGGAGCTTTCCGGCTTGAATATCACTTGCATATTTCGCTACGCCGGCAAATAACCCAATAATCACCAAAGGGAGCCAGCGTAAAAAAGATTCCCAGCTATTTGGATCTTTAGTCGGCATAATAAAACCTGTTATATAAAAAAGCCCAGTTATCAAACTGAGCTTGTAAGTTATCTCATCAATTAATTTTTAATTCGGTCGAGCCTTAAGCTCACGGAAGCACTGAAAAATTAGATATGTACACTTTCTAACCCTCTCCACCGATAGCGTCTAGCACTAGCCCCGTCTTTCCTTCTTTACATTTCTAAAACGAATTTCAATACATCGGAAATATTTTCAAATTCCGTTTTTTGATTTTGTGATTTAATTAAAGTGATTTTATAATTCCCGTTAATATCTGCCGCATTGAGTTCAGAAATTTTCTCATTTTGGCTGATATAGTCTAAAATTGCTTTGTCTAAATCATCTTCCCAAATGGTATCAAATGATTGTCTAAATAAATCGACAGTAAACTCAAATTTTTGCTTTAAATAATCAACATCAAGAATAATATCAGCTCCCATAAAGCTATCAGCAGGATCTGAAAGCACAATCTTAATTTTCATTGAGCCTTTGTAATCAGCCTCTACTTGTAGTGGAGAATTCACTAAGACAGATTTATTGATAGAAAATCCTTGCTCATTAAGAAAGTAAATCGCTTCGTCACGTATTGAAGAAACAACTTGCTTTTTCTTCTCAAGCAAAACAGCTAAACGATGTTCAAATAATGCATTGCTATCCGCTTTTAAATCAGCGAGCTTTTTTCGTTTCTCAAATGACATAATTTGTCCTTATCTAAATGGACGAATAATAAACGGTTATAGATTAATTCATCTCAAATAAAAAGCCCTGACGGGTTAAACCAATCAGGGCTACTAAATTCATTCGGTGAACATCAGTTACACAACGACCACCATATACTGAAATAGTATATCAAGTTATCAAGATAGTCAATAAGTGATTTTAATATTTTTTGCATTTTCTCGACCAGTTCGCAACAATACAAAACCAGTTACAAGCAATTCGTGAATTATTGATTTTGCAAACATCAATTCTTTTTCAATTTTTCTACGCATAGTAAGCGCGCTAGGCACTCGAATATTTGGTTTACCTGCACAAGGCTGCATTTGAATCTCTCCGCAATTTTCACGTAGTTTATTGGCAATAAAATTTACAGTACGTTTATTTACGTAGTAAGCAAACAAAATAAAATGTAAAATTCGGTCATTTTTTACAAAGAATTGTTCCACAACCTGACTAATCATAACTCCTTCATCATCATTACAAATTGGCTCACTGGGCTCAGCCGGAATTACCGATTGCATTAATCTAGCGATAATATTCACTTGAGCCTTATTAAGCCTACCGGAACGCACCCAAGCTCCCCATTTGTACATCCATTCATCAACAAATCGTTCTTGCTCACTTGTTAAAGTTAAATCGCTAAATTTACGCATCAGTCATCCCTTTAATTTGTTCTTTGTAATACTGAATAATTTCTTTGCAATCTTCGATCGTGTACTTTTTCGGATCGTGGTCTTGGCGTTCTAGCCATTCCACTTTATCTGCACCGATTTTCTTCACAAGGTTGATTCGATATTCAATTACATTTCCGCTTTTATGGTCATTACAAGGCGCACACTGCTTATGTACATTGAGTTCACAAAACCGTAATTCAGGACAAGCCCCTACACTCCGATAATGCCCTGCGTGCCATTGCCCTTGATGATAGCGACCACAACTGATACAAGGCTCGTCTTTATCCCTCAGACGAATGAATTTATTAAATACCGATTGCGCCTCTTTCAGCCATTCTGAGCGACTTTTTAATTTAACCTTACGTTCCCTTAGCCTTTGCATCTCCGCTTTCTCTCGGGCTTTCTGTGAGTTATTTCGAACGAGCTCTATTGCGCATTTTGGAGAACAAGCCTTTTGCATTGAGTTAAACGGAGTAAATTCTTTACTGCACACTTTGCATTTCTTCGGTTTGAGTAGTTTAATTCTCATTTTTCCTCGCTAAAAAAATGCATATAACTGATTAATCACATTTTCATCGGTTGTATTACCGAAAATATTTTTGAGTGCTGCATTGATTAATGCGGAGTAACACTTTTCAAATTCGTCTTGTTCCATGTTGCCGTAGCTCAAAGATTGTGCCTCAATCCGTACATCACCTTTGATGTTGTAAGTGGTTTCATAAAATCCGGCTAACACAGTTAAATGCTTACGGAACGTGTCAAATTGCTTGCGTTCGTCAAAATACTGCCACTCGGTTTTATCAACCGACCAATGCTCAAAACAGAAATTAAAAAAGGCGAAAACCTTACGATGAAATGCCGGATTACGAACTTGCTTAATTTCAATTTCGTATTGCTCGCCGTTGCGGAACTTCTGCAAGGCTTCGGCTTCCGTTTCATTTGCCGGCACAAAAGTTCCCCCCGGTAACTTCGTCATCTGAAATTTAGCCACAATACCCACCGCACTTTTTCAATTCTTCCAACTTAAACCAACCGCAAGACTTCGTGCGGTTTAAACTACAATCCCGACTGACATTCGGGAATCGTCCCGTGTAATGGCCGGCACAGCGAAAGGGTTCATCTTCAAACCACCCCAATTCATCACCGACACTGCAATCCTCAATCTCACCACCGCATTTAGGACATAGGTATTTACTCATCAAAATTCATCCTTTTCCGTTTTTTTATAACGTGGTTGTTTTTTATCCGGCTTACCCATTTCTGCTCGTCGTTCAGCCTCTAATTGATCACATTCAAACATCGCACCAAATTTCTGATCGACATAAACCTTACCCGTTCCACCGTGGCGATTTAATCTCACCATCACCTCCGTCAAATACGGATCGGCATTTTCGTTGTAAACCGATTCTTTATATAAACCGAACCAATAATCACACTCTTGCTCAATTTGCCCTGTATCACGACTATCACTCGGCAGAGGGCGCTTATCCGCACGACTCTCAAGGTTGCGGTTTAATTGTGTAAGGAGTAAAACCACACAATCCATTTCGCGTGCAAGATTTTTTAATTCTTTGGTAATTTGCCCATAGGCTAAATCGTTTCGCTCGGCTTTCTCTGCTTTCATCAAGGTGAGGTAATCGACGCCAATCAAACCAATTTCTCCCCGTTCACGCTTAATGCGGCGACATTCATTGCGGATGTGCGCCATTGATACTCCCGGTGTGTCATCGATATAAAGTAAATCACCATTGACTAAATCGCCTACAGCACTTGCCACCTTATTGTTAAACGTTTCAGGGTAAAGATGATATTTCTCGTTAAACGCCTCCTCATTCTGCTGTGATTCATAAAACGCATGACTATTCACGTCCGCACGTTTACTGATCATCCGTTCAAAAATGGCTTTACCGGACATTTCAAGGCTGAATAACAAAACGGGTTTCTTCTCATTCAAAATGCAGTTTTCCGCCATCAACGAATAAAACGCCGTTTTACCGCACTTAGGGCGTGCGCCCACAACAGCAAGGGATTGTCTAACTAACCCTTTTGAGCCAAGTAAGCGATCTAAATCCGAAAGCCCGGAACTTAATCCACGCACCGATTCAGGATTAAGCAAGCGTGTTTGATAGTCGTTCAACCAGTCATTTCCGACATCACGACCACGACGTAGCCCTTGAACTTTGCCCTCTCTTGAATAATCCGCAATTTCAGACATTAAACGGCTAATCGTCTCCAAACGTGCTTCAACCGGCGCACCGTTTTGTTCAAAAATTAATGCCTCACAATCTTGCAGTTTCGACAAGGTAAAACGTTTCACCGCCTCAGAACGTACGATTTCAGCGTACGCTTTCACATTTCCGGCGCTTGCCGTATTGTTGGATATTTCGGCAAGATAAGCGAAGCCGCCCACGTCTTCACTGATACCTTTCGATTTCAAACTATGCTCAAGTGTGAGTAAATCAATCGGCTTGTTCGCTTGCGCCAAGGCTCTCATCTCTGCAAAAATTCGCTGATGGGCGTAAGTGTAAAAACTCTCCGGCTTGAGCATGCCAAAAATCGGATTGGTTCGTTCATTCACACCCGCAAGCATTAATGCCCCGAGAACCATCTGCTCGGCTGTTACATCGTGTGGGATGATTTTCACGGTTCCTGTCGTCATTACAGCGCCTCCTCCCGAACCCGTAGCACAATATCGGCACGGATGGCAAAATCAAAATTTGCCCGCCAACCCCGATCGTTTTCGCCCCAATGATGCGGTTTCATTGCCTCGAAAAACGCACGGAAATAATTCGCCGCACATTCCGCCGTTGGCGCTTTCAATTCACCAAGAAATTTTTTGATTGCCCGCTTTCGCTTGTCGTTGATTTTTTCCACGAATGGCAATTGTCCACCACGATTTTCGTTTTCGCTGTTCCAACATTCTGCGATTTGGTCAAAATTAATTTTTTCTCCAACACGACGTGGGCTTTTCGCCAAGGATTTGCCGTCAGGCAAATTCTCCCCTTGGGGGATAATGGGGGTATTTATTTTTTCTTTTGTAATAGTTTCTTTTGTGTTCCCTACTTTTTCGGGATACCCATTCCCTACTTTTTCGGGAATTAAATCCCTATTATTTCGGGAACTCCCTACTTTTTCGGGATTAACCATTTCCCACTTAAAAACATCTAGATTTACACCAGTTTTCTTGCCAGACTCAAATAAAACCCGCTCTTTAATCAATTCTTTTCTTGCTGCCGAAAGTTGATTGATATGGTATTTTGTCGGTTCAATATTCATCATTTCGCAGACTTGTGAATGTGTAAACCAATCACTTTCTTTGTGCCAAGAGAGTGTTTTAAGAATAGTGGCTAATAAGTAAGAGCCTTTCCAACCCAACACTTTTGAGCGTAAGATAGCTTTTAAAAGCTCATTCGGAATTGCCGTGAATCCATCATCAACACTCACTTTCTTTGCACCTTGCTGTTCTGTTTTTTGTTTTGCTACTTGTTGTAAACGTAGCTCTTCAATTCTCACAACGTTACTCATCATTCAACTCCTTAAAAAGCCTTTTGGATTGTTTATCAAGTTCATCAATTGAAATCCCCTGCTCAATTAACTGTTTTAATCGTTTTCGATATTCCAAGGCTTGCCAAAAAGGAGAATAATGCGTATAATCATTCCTGAATTTGGATTTATTTCTACACATAGGAAATCTCCTTATAGAATTAACCACGGTTGCAGCCGTGGTTTTTTATTGCCGTTTGTTTAATACAATCACACTCTCAATCGAAAGCTGCGTTGCCGATAGATGTTTGCTCAAGGCTTGACGGATTTTGTCTTCCTCGTGTGAGGTAATTTCACCGTCTTGCAATGCCTGCTCTAAGATTTTGTAAAGTAATCCGCGTGCAGATAATTCTTGAATCTGCAATAGGGATAACTCCGCATTGTCTAATTCATCTGTTGCTACATTCGGTACAAAACGACCACCAGATAATCTGCAAATCTCATCGGTAAAATCCATTAAGCCGTACTCTTGCTGAATAGCGATTAACTCTTCCGTCTTAAATCGCTGCCCTTTCGTCTGATAGAGCCGATTGTTCAGCTCACTTTCAGAAAAACCAAGAAAGCCCGCGACCGCACTTTTACCGCCCGGTACTTTCTCGATCATCTCAATAATCATTTTCTTCATCGCCATAATTTCCTGTGGTTTTTTATGGTTTTCATTTGGGGGGAATCGGGTAAATTAGTTTTTAACAGGGAAAACATCGTCAAGAGAGACATTCGCACCCAAAGTGTTTAGTGCTACGATGATTTGTCTCGCTACAGCCAATGATGGCTTACGGGTTCCGGTTTCGTAATTTGCAATTCTTGGTTGACTCCAGCCAATACTGCTCGCCAATTGAGTTTGAGTTACACCAATTTGATTGCGGATTTTTGCAATATTGTTCATATATATTTCCATTTGTAATAAAT